TCCATATAATCATCGTTTTCATATTCTGGGTCGTACCCTAAATCAAAATAGCCGTCTTCGTGGCCCTTATCATATCCTTCGTCATAGGTTCCTTCATTAGTATTATAGTAATCATCGTAGTAATCGTAATTATTGTTATCACTAGAGGTACTGCTGTGAGCTTTAATAGACTCTTCCTTGAGTCTTTTCAGTTCCTTTTTATATGCTTCACCATCAGCTTTTAACTCAGCTTCGAAATCAGTTTTTGAAGATTCAATTTGTTGTGGTTTTGTTTTGTGGGTACTGTTTGTGGTAGTGGTGCTGCCACAGCCCGACATAAAAAAAATGATAGCCGATAAAAAAATGGTTAACGATACTTTATGAAAAACGATGAAACCATTTTTTCCTGCTTTTTCAGGCTTCATAACCATCATCCTTTCTGCGTAATGTCTTTTTTCTTTTATTGTACACGATTCTGGCTGCTTGAAAAGCGGCAGGATGGATTCTTTTGAAGTGAGGTGAAACAGCGTGGCCAATAACGTTATCGATGCCGCCATCCGGCTGCGGGATTTGTTCACGCCGACGGTACGGAGCGTCAATGCCAGCTTGGGAAGCATGAAGGCCCAGATGGCGGCGGCGAAACAATCGGTCAGCGGCCTGTCGGACAAGCTGACGGAGCATGAGCGCATCCAGAAGCGGACGGCAAAGAGCATCGAGCAGACGGGAAGCAAGATTTCCAGCCTGTCGGACAAGATGGCCCTGCTGTCAGCCCCCATCCTGGCAGCCGCAACGGCAGGCTTCAAGCTGCACAGTGACTTTGCGGGTGGCATCGCCAAGATTTCTACCCTGGTGGATACGACGGTCGTTTCCATGCAGAAGGTCAGTAATGAGATCCGTGCTGTCAGCGATGAAACCGGGGCAGGCGTTGCCGACCTTTCTGAATCGGTCTACCAGGCCATCTCGGCAGGTGTCGATGCCGGCCATGCTGTAGGCTTTGCCAAGGATATGACCATCGCCGCCAAGGCCGGGTTCACGGATACGACGACAGCCGTGAATGGCGTCACGACCGTCCTCAATGCCTATGGGAAATCGGCAGAGGAAGCCACGGCAGTGACGGACCAGATGCTCCTGGCACAGAACTTCGGCAAGACATCCTTCGGCGAGATGGCCCAGTCCATGGGCAACATCATCCCCATTGCGGCACAGCTCAATGTCAGCACCCAGGAACTGTTCGGTTCCATTGCCGTCCTGACCAAGAACGGCATCCGGACCAGCGAAGCCATCACAGGACTCAAGGCGGCTTACAGCAACATCCTGAAGCCATCTGCTGAAGCGGCGAAGCTGGCTCAGTCCCTGGGTCTTGAGTTCAACACGGCTCATTTGCAGAGCGTGGGCTGGGTGAAGTTTCTGGATGAAATGAAGCGGGCTACAGGCGGCGATGCCGAACAGATGGCCCAGCTCTTTGGCTCCGTCGAAGGATTGAACAGCATCCTGGTCCTGACGGGCAAGGGAGCCGGGGATTTCGATAAGGTCATGAATCAGATGGCCCAGTCTGCCGGCATGACCCGGGAAGCTTATGAGAAGATGCTGACCCCGTCGGAGCAGATGCAGATTGCCATGAACCAGCTGAAGAATGCCGGGATGGACCTGGCTGTTTCCTTTACCCCTTATTTCAAGGCCATGTCCCTGCGGGTAAAAGAACTGGCGGCCTGGTTCCGGTCGCTGACGCCGGAGCAGAAGACGCTGATCGGCCAGGTGGCTTTCGGCATCGTGACCTTCCAGCTCTTCGGTTCCACTCTGGGACGGGTGCTGACGATAGGCGGACAGGCCTTCGGGACGTTCAGCTCCATCGCCGCAGGCATCAGCAAGGCCGGAAGCGTATCGAAGTATCTGGCTGCCCAGTTCAAGGGCCTTATCACGGTGGCAAGGGGCATCGCCATCGCTGCCAAAGGCATGGGCAGTACGTTCCTGACAGTGGGCAGGATGATGATTACGGTCATCCGGGCAGTCGGCGCAGCAAATCCCATTCTTCTTGTCATCGCGGCCATCATCGCAGGGCTGTATCTCCTCTGGAGAAACTGGGATACGGTTTCTCAGTATATCGAGCAGGCCATCCAGGCGGTGTCGGATGCTGTGGATGCCGGGATGCAATGGATTGCTTCAGCCTGGGATGGGGCCATGAACGGCATCAGCGAGACGGCTTCCAGCATCTGGGAGAGCATCAAGGATACCTTCCGGAGCGGCGTGAACTGGGTCATCGACCAGGTGAACGGACTCATTGCCAGCATCAACGGCCTGTCCATCGACATCCCGTCTCTGACAGGCGGGGCGCCGACTCATGTGGGATTCAATATTGAACCCATCAGCCATTTTGCCGGAGGCGTCGAGAACTTTGACGGCGGCTTTGCGGTCATCAACGAAGACCACCGGGGCGAACTGGTCCACCTGCCAAACGGCAGTACCGTGGTCCCGCATGATGAAAGCATCCGGCAGGCCATGAACGCAGGGAGCCGCTCTATTACTATCCGCATCGATACGATGAACGTCCGCAGCCAGCAGGACATCGATGCTGTAGCCGACAAGCTGGTAGAAAAGATCCGGCTGTACGGCATGAACCGCATGAAAGGAGCGACCATCTGATGGCCTCATTCTTAGAATCCATCCTGAACGCCATCGGGCAAGCGTCACAGGACCTGACAATTTCCCTGGCCGCGGGCAGCTCTGTCGTGACCTTTCCCGTGCTTCCTTCGGAACTGATGGTTTCTGTCAATACGAACCATGGTACGGTGAACATCAACAACTACGGGGAGTATCTCATGAAAGGCAGGACCGGGCTGAAGTCCCTGACACTGGCGGGATTTTTCCCGGCCCAGGATTATCCCTTTGCCGTGATGACGCTGTCGCCTTATACCTATATTGCCGAACTGGAAGCCATGCGTACAGGCGGCGAGGTCTGCCAGCTCACGGTATCGGACACGCCCATCTCCATGCCCTGCCTGATCAGCTCCTTCAAGTTTGGGGAGAAGGATGGAAGCGGGGATGTGTATTATGAACTGGGACTGATGGAATACCGCTATGTCACAGCGGCGGAAACAGGGAAAACGGACCCGGCAACGGGGCTGAAGAAACGCCCTGGGTCGTTCTGGCAGAAGCTGAAGAAGAATATCACCTATTATCCGGGCGACAGCATCGGCAATGTCGTGGGCCGGGCCGTCGGAAAATCGGTCACGCTCAATAAGGAGCAGTTCTCCAAGTTCCAGGTCTACCGCAGCATCATCCGAAACGGCGGCCTGAAAACGGGTGACATCATCCGGCTGACGACCATGAACCTGAAAAGGAATGATGAAAATGTTCCAGTTGGCAAAGATAAATAAGGCAGATACGGAAAACCAGCAGGCAGGCAAGCTGCAGAACACGGACTTGTCTGCTTACGTCCTTTCCTATACCTGGTCGGGCGATGTGGAGCAGGCCGGGAGAAAACTGGAATTTGACATCGCCTATACCACGAAAGACAAGGACTGGACGAATGCCGTTCTGGAGCTGGGCGATGAAGTGTGTTTTTCCTATACCGATGAGGTCACGCAGGAGACGTACCCCGTTTTCCAAGGGCGCATCTTTTCCCGGAGCCGGGACAGCGAGTCCTATGCTATGCGCTTTGTGGCCTTTGACAATATCATCTATCTGGCCAAATCCCGCATTACCCGGAAGTACGCCAGCGTGACCGTTGCCGATGCCATCCGGCAGACCATCCATGACTTTACCATCGAAGCCGGGACGATGCCGGACCTTTCTGTGGTGTGCAGTTTCATTGCCGATGACATCTCAGCGACCGATGCCATCAAGCAGGCGCTGTCTTACCAGTCGGCACAGGATGGCAAGGGGTATCACATCTACATGACGGACGGTAAGCTGAATGTGGTCTGTACCAATGATCAGGTGGTGGAGGACTTCCTCATCAGCGATGAAACGAATCTTACCGGGGCGTCCGTGTCCGAGTCTATCGAAGACATGGTATCGAAAGTAGTCGTGGTAGACAGCGCAGGCCAGACGAAAGGCGAGATGCCGAATGGCACCGACATCGAACGCTTCGGCACCATCCAGGCCATCTGCAAGGCCGACCCTAAGCAGGACGATGCCTCGCAGGCCCGGGCCATGCTGAAGACCGTTGCCCATGACATGGCTGTCAAGGCGCTCGGCCATATCCAGTGCATCGCCGGTTTTTCCGTGGACATCCAGGAAGAACAGCTCAAAGGGCGTTTCTTCATCAAGTCGGACAGCCATCGGATCGAGGGGAACAGGCACACCATGGATCTGCACCTGGTCTTCAACAAGCTGCTGGATGAGCAGAAGCAGGAACTGGACAGTGCATCGTACAACGCCAACCCGGATTACGTGCCGCCTGCATCGGCCGCTTCAGGAAGTAAGAGCGGGGCGTCCATGAGCGGGAATGCGGCCGGAGGCGATGTGGTGGATTCGTGCATGGAGAATTTTGATGGCACCGTTTCGCCTTATGGCTCCAATGGCTGTGTGGACCGGGCGACGGTTGCCGCGGCTGGTTATTCGCCCTTTGCTGCCCGGGAATACAACAACGTCAAAGGCTGCGACCAGCTCCGGGCTGATGCCGAAGCACAGGGATTGGCGATTCCTTATGACCCGTCGCAGCTGGAGAAAGGCGACATCATCATGTACAATCGCTACAGCAAGCCCGACCCGAACTGGCATGTCGTGG